CCACGGAATGCGCCCGTCTTTGCAATGTGCCTGCTTATTATGTTTCAGCAGACCAGAACAATTCTATGACTTATGCCAATGTGCAGGATGAGCGCAAGCAATTTTTAACATTATCTCTACAGCCATTTATTACAGCGATTGAAGATCGTTTATCTATGGATGATATTACTGCCCGTGGCAATGTGGTGAGGTTCGATATTGATAAGAACTTCTTGCGCACTGACCCAATGCAAGAACTAGCAGTAATTGAAAAACTACTTACGCTTAATCTGATTACTCAAGAACAAGCTATGGAAATGACTGATCTAACACCTAATGGAAGTCAAGGTATGGAATGAACCAAGTAATTACATTCTCAGCTGAACTAACAGCCGATTCAGCAAGTCGCACTATCTCAGGCAAGATTGTGCCTCTTAATGTTGAAGCAGGCTCAACCAATATGGGTAAAGTAATCTTTGCTTCTGGCTCTATTGAGATTCAAGACCCTAAAGCAATCAAGCTATTAAGCCAGCATGATAACAAAAAGCCTCTAGGTCGCATGGTTTCATTTAGCGAGTCAGAAGATGCAATTCATGCAGTGTTCTCTGTTAGTCGCTCACAGCGCGGTACAGAAGCTCTTATCCTTGCAGAAGAAGGTTTGCAGTCAGGATTGAGCATTGGTGCAGAAGTTCTTAAATCTAAAATCAAGGATGGCATTACTTATGTCTCCTCAGCTAGGCTCGTAGAAACAAGCCTTGTCACAGAGCCCGCATTTAAGTCGGCTCAAGTCACTGATATTGCAGCAGAAGAATCTGCTGTAGAAGAAGAAACCCAACCAACAGAAAGCGAGACAGCCACCGTGGAAGAAACCACTTCAGCAGTCGAAGCAACACCAGTTGAAGCACAAGCGGTCGAAGCTGCTCGCCCAACTGTTTCAGCAGCATACTTTACAAAGCCACGCATTGAAATTACTGCAGCTAAGTATGCAGAAAACACAATTCGTGCAGCACTAGGTGACGACAACGCTCGTCAATACCTACGCGCAGCAGATGACACAACAGATAACGCAGGACTTGTTCCAACACGCCAACTATCTGAAATCATTAACCCACTATCTACAACAATCCGTCCTTCAATCGATGCAATCTCTCGTGGAGTGCTTCCTGATGCAGGTATGACTTTTGAGATTCCAAAAATCACAGCAGTGCCAACTGTTGCGATTGAGCCAGAAGGCGATGCCTTTAGCGACACAGATCAGAACGCTTCTTTCTTATCTGTAACAGTACAGAAGTACGCAGGACAACAGACATTCTCTGTAGAATTGCTAGATCGTACATCTCCAGCATTCTTTGATGAATTAGTGCGCAACATGGCAGCAGCTTACGCAAAGGCAACTAACGCAGCAGTAAACGCTGCTCTTATCTCAGGTGCATCATTAGATGCAACCACAGTAGCAGCATACCCAACAGCAGCAGAATTGCTAGGCATTGTTGCTCGCGGCTCAGCTTCTGTTTATGGAGCAACAGCAGGACTACCCAACCCATTTGCTCGCAACATGGTCGTATCAACAGGACAATGGTCAAACATCATGTCTCTAAACGATGCAGGCCGTCCAATTTACACAGCATCACAGCCAATGAACGCAGGCGGTCAAGTAGCGCCAACATCACTCACAGGTAATGTTGCTGGACTTAACCTCTTTGTTGATCCAACAAACGGTGGTGATGGCGATGGAACAATCCTTATCGTGAACCCAGATGCATACACATGGTACGAGTCACCAACATATCGCTTGCGTGCAGAATCAACAGCTAACGGTTCAGTAACAATCGGCTACTACGGCTTTGGAGCAATCGCTACTAAGGTCGGAGCAGGCGCGTTTAAGAACAACAAGGCGTAAGCCACACTAAGTCGCTCTAGGGGTCAGTAGCCCTCTGACCCCTAGAGTCTTTAGAAAGGAATGGGAATGGCTCTTACAACAGTTTCAGAACTCCGAACAACTCTCGGAGTCGGTACTTTGTATACTGATGCTGTCCTTCAAGAAGTATGTGACGCGACAGACGCAGTCCTACTTCCTATGCTATGGGCTAACACTAATTTTGCTATCGCGCACTCAAATGTCGGCACGGTTGGCACTTTATATTTTGATTTTATTATTACAAATGAATTTTATGTTGGCCAGACAATTAATGTCGAAGGTGCAGGGGCTAAATTTAATGGCAACAAAACAGTTACGGGTGTCAGCGAAAGAAGCATAACTGTTACAACATCTCACTTAACTGATACTCCAAAACATCCAATCAACCCTTACGCATTAGTGAAATCTGAAACTTACACAGACTGGACAACCGATATGGCAATCCAGCAAGCAGCTTTGATGGTATCTGTTGAAATCTGGCAAGCGCGTACTGCGACCCTTTCAGGCAGTAACCTTGTTGATTTCCAGCCAAGCCCTTATCGAATGAGCGCACAGCTTCTCGCTAAGGTGCGAGGATTGATAGCACACGCACTAGACCCTCGCTCAATGGTGGGATAATGCCAGTTGCGATTACCACACTTAGAACGACATTAGCCACAGCTCTAGTCGATAACTCAAAATGGCAGACCTTTGCATTTCCGCCTGCCACAGTATTGGCTAACTCAGTTATTGTTTCACCTGATGATCCATACTTAACGCCTACCAATAATCAGCATATTGGTATAAGTCCAATGGCATCATTCAAATTGATTATTACTACCCCTCTTTTCGATAACGAGGGCAACCTCAATGGCATAGAAGATTTTGTGTGTGGCGTGTTCGCCAAGCTTGCTGCATCTTCTTTGACCTATAATGTAAGCGCAATCAGCGCACCTAGCGTTCTCGATGCTGCATCAGGCCAACTGTTGTCGTGCGAGATGTCTGTTCAAATCCTTACGAGTTGGAGTTAATATGTCCGAGTGGGAACTAGAGAACGAAGCCTTCCTGAAGAAAATCGGGCAGGTTAATACACCAGCACCAAAGCCAACATCTACTAAGAAAGACGAGGAATAATCCTAATGGCTGTATTTCTAAACAATCTGGTCGGCGTTAAGATTAACTCTGTTGATCTTAGTGACCATGTCACAGCAGTAACAATCAACCGTTCATTTGATGAGCTTGAGGTAAGCGCCATGGGCGATTCCTCTCACAAATTTGTAAAAGGTTTGGAATCATCAACTGTCACTATTGATTTCCTTAATGACACAGCAACAGCAAATGTCCTTGCAACACTTCAAGCTGCATGGGGAACAACAGTCACAGCTGTATTCCTACAGACAAAGGGAACAGCAGTTTCTGCTACTAACCCTCTCTATACTGTTTCAATCCTTGTCAATAATACAACAGACATCAATGGTGCTGTTGGCGATATTGGCACACAATCAATTACATTCACATGTAACTCAACAGTTGCAGTAGCAACTACAGGCACATTCTAAACAATTAAACAAGGGGGCTAACCATGGCAAAACTTAAGATAGTTCGAACAGATGGAAGCGTTATCGAAGGCGAAATTACTCCAGCAGTGGAGTACGCATTCGAGCAATTTGCTAAAAAGGGTTTTCATAAGGCTTTTCGTGATGATGAAAAGCAATCGGATGTCTATTGGATTGCATGGGAAGTTCTACGCCGTTCAGGTGAGACGGTTAAGCCTTACGGGATTGACTTCATCGAAACACTTAAAAGTGTTGAGGTGCTTGATTCAGACCCTTTGTCTTAAAGCGCGATCTCCCATTCACTTACCTCATTGCTAGGCTAAGCATAAGGTTGGGGATTGCGCCACAGCAGTTATTAGAGTTAGACCCGATAATGCTTCAAGCCTTGTTGCAGGGTCTCAAAGATGAAGCAAAGGAGATTCAAGATGCCAGTAAGCGTAAAGGGCGGTATTGAACTCCGCAAGGCTCTACGCGCCTTTACGCCTGATTTGGCTAAGCAGATGCCAAAAGAAATTGCAACCGCCTTAAAACCTGTCGTAAAGGTCGCTAAGGGCTATCTGCCAGATAACGGCTCAATCCTTAGCGGATGGCGTACACGCGAGAACTACACTGGCAGATTTCCGCTCTATGATGCCAGCGCAGCTAAGCGAGGTATTTCATATAAGACAACTCCATCTAAGCCTAACAACAGAGGGTTTAGATCATTAGCGCGTTTATTTAATAAATCCGCAGCTGGTGCTATTTATGAAACTATGGGTCGCAAGACTCCATCTAGCCGATTCGTTCAAAACCAAAACAATAAATCTGCTGGAGAGTTCAAGGGTAAAGATAAAGAGCGCGGACGCGTTCTCTTTCGTGCCTATGAAGAAGATAGAGGCGCAGCTCGTGATGGTGTTTTAAGAGCTATTGAAAAGGCAAGCAACGACTTTAAGAAGGCAACCGCATGAGCATTATTATTGATGTCGCAGCAGAATTTACTGGCAAGAAAGCCTTTAAGCAAGCTGAAAGCGCGACCGATAAACTCACCAAGTCGGCTAAGAATTTAGGCAAGACTTTAGGCATAAGTCTAGGTACAGCAGCAATTCTTGGTTATGCAAAGGCTTCTGTAAAAGCAGCAGCTGATGATCAAAAGGCTCAGAAACAACTAGCCCTAGCTCTTAAGAATGTCGGCTTAGAGCGAGATGCCGCTTCTGCTGAATCCTACATTCAAAGACTTCAGAGCGAGTTCGGTGTGGTCGATGACCTCCTTCGTCCGAGTTACCAGCAACTAGCGGTAGCCACACGAAACTCTGCCGAGGCTCAGAGATTGATGGGTCTAGCGTTAGACCTTAGTGCTTCAAGTGGCAAAGATTTATCTTCCGTCACAGCAGCTTTAAGCAAAGCATATTTAGGAAATAACACAGCATTAACTCGCTTAGGTGTTGGCATATCTAAGGCAGACCTAAAGACTAAATCCTTTGAGGAAATTACTAACCAGTTAGCCAAAACATTTAAGGGTGCAGCTGCTGAATCCGCTGCTACCTTTGCAGGATCAATAGCCAAGCTTGGGGTTGCTGCTGAGAATGTAAAGGAAATCATTGGAAAAGGCATTATAGATGCCTTAGTTGTGTTATCTGGAGACAAGACTGTTTCTAATCTAGCAACAGATATGGAAAACCTAGCAACTTATACTGCTGATGTCATTCGCGGATTTGGCCTCATGGCTGCTGCATTGCAAAAGATTCCTGGAGTTTCTGGATTAACAGGGGCAAATATAGTTCAAGCCATCCCAATTCTTGGTAGTTACATAACCCTATTGAATCAGGCTGGTGCAAAAACCAGACGAATTGAAGAAGTTGCTAATCAAAAGAATCCAATTCAATCTGGCTCTTATCTTAATAAAACAACAGCTGCTACTACTAAAAGTCAAAAAGAGCTTCTTAAAGTAACTGCTGCACAATTAAAACTGGCCAAGGCCAAATCAATTTTTGACCTACAGAAGATTCAGATTGAAGCAGCTCTTAAGGGTAAGATTTCAGAGGAAGATCGTATTCGTCTAAAGCTTATGCAGGCTATCCAAGATGAAAACATCAGCCAAATTGATATATATACAAAAGCACTTAATGAAGTCCAAGCCAAGGTAACAATGCTTCAAGCTACTTTATCTGAGGTTTATTCTATGGATGTCGGTAATCCATTCATCGCATGGGAGATTGGCCTAGACGGAGTAAAACGAGCTTTGGTTGAAGTTAATGGTCAATCCATTGCATTGACTAACACCATTGCTCAAAACTCTTTAGCTGCTGGATTAGCAGGCGGTGCATCTTTTGCACAAGCTTTGTCAGGTGCAAGATACGCAGCTCAGGCAGCAGCAGCTGCTGGAATAAGTGGCGCTACTGGAGTAATGCCTCAAGTACCTACAGCTGGTAGTGGCGGTACTGCTGGCGGTGGTAGTACCACAGTTGTGCAAGTGACTGTTGAAGGTTCAGTCATTGCTGAAAATGACCTTAACCAAGCAATCAACAATGCTCTTGCTGCTTCAGGATGGGCTGGGTCTGCTATTGGATATAGCCGCCAGGCAGTTATTACGGCTATCTAATGGCGCTTCCAGCAGAATTAACAGTCTCCATAAACTTTGCCAATGGCCCTGGGTATGGCATTCCCTTTACCCTTGATGATCCTGCCAAAGGTATTCTTGGAACAAATGTTCTGGCTGATAACGCTGCTTTAATTATTGACTACTCGACATCTACAACCAATATCGCTATCCGCAGAGGTCGTAACCTCTTGCAAGATACATATGATGCTGGTCAAGCCACAGTCAGAATCTTAGACCCTAATGGTGATTTCAATCCCCAGAACACATCTTCTCCGATTTATGGTTATCTTCAACCAGCTAGAAAACTTCGCATATCTGCTAGTTATTCTGGCACTGAGTATTACCTATTTTCTGGATACACAGCAGATTACCGATACACCTATCCTCAAGGCCAAGAGATTGCTTATGTGACTATTACAGCCTTTGATGCATTTAAGATATTCAATACTTCAGCAATTACCACAGTGACTGGAGCAGTTGCAGGTGAGACTACTGGCACTCGCATCGGCAGAATTCTAGACACAATCAACTGGCCTTCATCCATGCGTGATATTGATACAGGACAGACAACCTGTCAGGCCGACCCTGCAAGCTCTAGAGCAGCCCTTACTGCTATCAAGACATGTGAATTGACCGAGTATGGTGCTTTCTATTGTGACCCTGCTGGAAACGCTGTATTTCAAGATAGAGCCTTTACAGTTGCATCCATAGGTGGTACTCCAACACTGTTTAACCAGACTGGCACAGGCATTTCTTATGCCAATGTCAAGTTCGCTTTTGATGACAAGCTGGTCTATAACCAAGCCAACATCCAGCGCACAGGCGGTACTACTCAAACTGCCAGCGATGCCACTTCAATCGATACCTATTTCTTGCACTCATATACTCAGCAGAACCTGCTCATGGAGACCGATGCAGTAGCTCTGGACTTTGCTAAAGCTTATGTGGCTTCCCGTAAAGATACGAGCATCCGTATTGATTCCTTAACCCTTGATCTAATGACTCCAAGTTATACCTCTGGAGTTACCGCAGCTCTTAACCTTGATTACTTTGACCCAGTTACGATTACCAACACCACAGATAGCGGATCAACAATAACCAAGACCCTACAGGTTCAGGGAGTAGCTCACGACATAACCCCTAATTCGTGGATTACTACTTTCGCCACAATGGAGCCAATCATTGATGGCTTTATACTCGACTCGACATTATACGGTATTCTAGACACTAGCGTTTTAAGTTACTAAGGAGCAACTATGGCAAACGGATTCCCATTCTCAACAGGCAATGTCCTTTCGGCTACAAACATGAATGGGCTTACTGCCTTTACTGTTAATGCCGATGCCACTACTGATTACACTGCTGTTCTAGCAGATCAGTATCAGGCTCTTATTTCAATGAACAAAGCCACTGCTGTTGCATTCAAGATTCCAACTAATGCATCTGTTGCCTTTGCAGTCGGTACTGTTATCACAGTCCTAAATAAAGGCGTTGGAACATGCACAATTAGTGCAGTTACCTCAGGCACTACAACTGTTCTTAGTGCTGGAGCAACAGCTGCTTCTCCAACTCTCGGTCAATACAAGTCCGCAGCTTGCATTAAAGTTGCTACTGATACTTGGTATGTCGTAGGAGCAATTGCGTAATGCTTAACACAATTAGTGCAATTTTAGCGCCTTATGTTCCTGCCACATTTAGCGTTGATTACTTAGTTGTTGCTGGCGGTGGCGGTGGCGCTCAAGTAAATGGCGGTGGTGGTGCAGGTGGTATGCGATGCACCGTAACTGCCACAGGTGGTGGTGGTGCTTTAGAAACTGCATTAACTTTATCGCCTTCGACTAATTACACAGTCACAGTCGGTGCTGGTGGTGCAGGTGGAAGTGGGCTTAGTAGTAATGGTACTACTGGAGCCAATTCTGTATTTTCGACAATTACATCTAATGGCGGTGGTGGCGGTGGTGGTTATGGTAATCCCACAGGGCAAAATGGTTTAACAGGTGGTTCGGGCGGTGGTGCTGGTTTTAGTCAAAACGGCGCTGCAGGTGCTACAGGTGGCACTGGAACCGTTAATCAAGGTTATGCGGGTGGTGACAATGGAAACACAAGCTCAGGCGGTGGTGGCGGTGCAAGTGCAGTCGGCGGGAATGGCGGTGCTGGAAACATAGCAGGCAATGGTGGAACTGGAACCGCAAGTGCAATTACACTTTCGTCTGTTACTTATGCTGGTGGCGGTGGTGGTGGTTCAGAAAGCACAACCAGAGGAACAGGTGGAACTGGTGGCGGTGGTGATGGTGCAGCTAGAAGCCCCGCACTTGCAGGATCGGCTGGAACCGTTAATACAGGCGGTGGCGGTGGTGGTGGAGAAAACGGTACGCCTACACCTGGTTATGCAGGCGGTTCGGGTATTGTGATTCTGAAATATCCTGACACTAAAACAATTACAATCGGCGCAGGTTTGACAGGTACGACTGCTGGCCCTAGTGGTGGATTTAAGGTATCAACAATTACTGCTGGTACTGGAAATGTGAGTTGGGTATAATGGCACATTACGCATTTTTAGATGATAGCAATATCGTCACAGAGGTTATTGTCGGCATTGATGAAACAGAGACTATTGAAGGTTTAGATACTGAAACTTGGTATGGAGATTTTAGAAAGCAAAAATGCCTAAGAACTTCCTACAATGGAAACATCCGTTATAATTTTGCAGGTATTGGATATTTATACGATCCAATCGATGATGCTTTTATTGCTCCAATGCCTGAATGTGGTCATTCAGAATTGTTATTAAATAACTTAAAACGATGGGAATGTTCTAATGTCGAACATGAAATCACACTTATCTAGAGCTGCAATTCAATTAAGAGAGCAGATAGATGATTCCTTCCCAAATCGTGACAGGGCATCGGATGGTTGGCTCGGTGATACCCGACACGCTGCTCGTAAGTCTGATCATAATCCAGATGAGCAGGGTTGGGTTCGTGCCATTGACATTGACGCAGATTTATTCGGTGTCGGAATCAAGCCGTTTATCATGCCCGACCTTGCAGATCAGATTCGAATCAGTTGCAAGTCTAAGGCAGAAAAGCGCATCTCGTACATTATTTTTAACGGCAGGATTGCGTCTCCCATCCTTAACTGGAAGTGGCGCAACTACACAGGGGCTAACAAACACACTCACCACATGCATGTCAGTTTTAAGAAAGAAGCTGACCTTCTGGGTGAGTTTTTTCAGATACCTATGCTAGGAGCAAACTAATGAATATGAAAAGCCCTTATGTCCTTACTGCTGGAGCATTTTTAGCAGCTTGGGCTGCAACTAATTTCGCAGCTGACTATCGCTCAATTCTTTGGGCTGTCCTAGCTGGTGTCTTTGGATATGCGACCCCTAAAAAATGACACAATCTGACTTTTTCACGCTTTACCTAGCGACACTGGCAATCATCGGTGGCTTGTCTGGGTATGTCATTACCCACTTGTTGTCTGAGATTAAAAGACTCAACACGCGAGTCGATGAAATCTACAACATCTTATTAGACAGGTAACATTCTGCTATGGCAAGAAAAGCAAAAGAGCTAGAGGAACAAGGTTACTCTGCATTAGATGCTTACTGCATTGGGTTGCATGAATACTGGAAATCATTACGCAGGGCAGGCTTTGCAGAAGGCATTGCTCTATTCATGATTACTGATACCCAATCTTATCCAGCATGGATATTGCCTCACCCTGTCGATCCAGAGAAGTTCGGCAACTACGAAGATGAGGACGATGACTAAAGCCCGCTATCTTGTTATATCGGATTTACAAATCCCATACCATCATGAGCAAGCTGTTAAGAATCTTATCAAGTTAGTAAAGCGAGAAAAGTTCGACCTCATCCTAAATACAGGTGATGAGCTAGATATGCAGTCTCAATCGCGTTGGGCTCAAGGTACTAAGTTGGAGTGGGAAGGTACGCTAGATGCTGACAGAAGCCTTGCGCAGGATATTCTCTATGAACTCGGCACAACAGATGTCGTTAGAAGCAACCATACGGATAGGCTCTACCATACGCTATTACGAGCACCTAGCCTCATCGGATTGCCCGAGCTCGAGTACCCCAAGTTTATGGACTTCAACGGGCTTGGAATCAGATTTCATAAAAGACCATTCGAGTTTCACAAGGGATGGGTCTTAGTTCATGGCGATGAAGGATCAATGAACTCCAATGCTGGACTCACAGCTCTTGGGCTGGCTAAGAAGTTTGGCAAGTCTGTGGTCTGTGGTCACACTCACAGGGCAGGCATTAGTGCCTTCACAGAGGGCATAGGAGCCTCATACAGGACTCTTTGGGGCTTAGAGGCAGGAAATGTCATGGACAAGAAGAAAGCCTCTTATTTGAAGGCTGGAAGCGCTAATTGGCAGATGAGCGTAGCAATCATTGAAACACATGGAGACCGCGTTAGCCCAATGCTAGTGCCTATAAACAAGGATGGGTCATTTACATTGTACGGGAAGTTGTACCAGTAAATCGTTATCGTTTTGTTATCTAAATGTCCCTTAATTAGTCTGGCCTTTATGTCACACTAAGTATGTAAGCCAGTCGAGGGCACTGGATGCAGATAGGTTACACAATGAGCAACAATGACAAGCTGCTAATTATATGCCTTATAGGGGCAGGTATTAGCTTTATTATATGGGCGTTACAATCCTACAAAGAAGCCTATGATCGTGGACATCGCGATGGCTGGCACAAAGGCAGAGCAGTCAATCGAGCAGATTTCTGGCAAGAATGAAGTATCAGGAGATTTTACAGAGTGCAACCGACATCATTCAAAATCGTGGTCTTAATGACTACGGCCACCCAGCAGATAACATGCAACACGCAGCAATGCTCATCAGTGCATACCTACAGCACCCAGTCGAGGACTATCAGGTCTGTGCAATACTCGCGCTCATTAAGATTGCCAGAGCCAGTACAGGCACAGTCGATAAGCCAGATAATTACATCGATGGAGCAGCCTATATTGCTTTAATGGGGCAACTAGCTACAGAGGAGAATGAACTCTATGTTTAACTTAGCCGATTATGAACCAGTGGAGGTTCGTCTTGAAAAGTTTATTAAAGACTATCCAGATTTTCGTATTAGCACTGAGTTGGAAGTTGTGGAAGCTAGTAGATATATTGTTAAGGCATATCTCTACAAAACTAGCCAAGATAGCATCGCATGGGCGACAGGGTACGCTGAAGAAACAGTTAGCACTCGCGGGGTCAATCAAACTTCTGCATTGGAGAATTGCGAGACATCTGCTATTGGCAGAGCACTTGCAAATGCGGGTTATGCTCCTAAAGGAAAGCGTCCTAGCAGAGAAGAAATGAGCAAGGTTGCACCAAACCATCCAGCTCTTAAAGTAGTCAAGCAAGAAGTAAAGCCAGCACCACAGGACATTAAAGAAGGTGACACTGATTACTGGACTACACCAATCGGATCATCTGTCAAGACCACACTCGCTCCAGTAACACTGGAGAGTGCAATGGCTACTGTGACAGAGATTCTGGGTACAGCAGAAGCTATGGATGCACCAAGTTGCAATCATGGCCACATGGAATGGCGTACTGGCCATTCTGCCAAGACTGGTAAAGACTGGGCTGGATTCTTCTGTGCCACCAAGGGTCAAATTGGTGGGATGGATAAGTGTCCAACGCATTGGTATAACCTTTCAAGTGATGGAAAATGGCAACCACAGAAGGCGAGGGTATAATGGGGTATGCAGAGTTTCACACAGCTGACGGCTGGGTTAATGTGGAAGATGTGCCTATGATTGACACAGTTAATTGCCAACTATGCAACGAGCCAACACTGGCTTCTGACATTACGATCACTGCAAGAATTGTTGAAGGTGTAGTAGTAGCAGGCACTTGGTCATGTAATAAGTGCAGGGCAGTCAATGGATAAGGAAGCATTGCTTATGTATTTAACATTAGCTTTATTCATTGGTGGTGTGGCAATGGGCTACATGGCTGGGATGAACCATTAGCCAACACAGAAAGCACCGAGGTTTCCGCACAGAGCGGGTGGTCGCACAGTACCTATCGACTGTATGGCCATTCGCTAGTGTGGGAAGGGGGAATGGTAAAGATATTCAGTCTGTACCATTTGACTGTGAAGTCAAGGCAAGGGCTGGATTTCAACCAAAGGCAGTCTTGGAGCAGATTCGTAAGCGCACAGCCGTTTCGGG